AAGGTTTAGGTGATACAATAGAAGCTATCACAGAAGCAACAGGAATTAAAAAAGTAGTTGAAATGTTTAGCGAAGCAACAGGTATAGATTGTGGCTGCGATGAAAGAAAAGTTAAACTAAATAATTTGTTTCCATACAACAGAAATATAAACTGTTTAAATGAATCAGATTATAACAAATTAACAAAGTATTTATCTGCTCAACAAAGTACATTAAATGCAATAGAACAACAAGAAGTATCAGACATCTATTTTAACGTATTTAACTATCGTTTACAGATAAGTTCTTGTGCAAGTTGTTGGAAAGGTAAACTTGATGAATTAAGACGTGTATACAACGAATATAAAATAAATGAATAACTGGTCAGAAGTTGATTTATTTAATTGGTTAAAAGAAAATGTATATCCTGATTTAGTTAAAGCTAAAAATCAAATGTCAAGATGGGATTGTTACAGTCCCATCAAAGGACATAGATTAGAATTAAAGTGCAGGAAAACGCATTATAACACTTTACTACTTGAAAAGAAAAAGTATGATGCTATGAAACAAGAATGTGAAAAGCATTTAGACACACCAATGTATTTTAATTCAACTCCAAAAGGGATATACAGTTTTAACTTAAATCTAATTATCCCAGAATGGGAACTTAATAATAAGAATCCTGCAACCACACAATTTTACAACACACAAAGAATAGAAAAAGAAGTAGCATATTTAGAACTAACAAAAGCAAAACAATGGAAATAAACATAATACAACAAGAGTATTTAAAATCAGTAATATTAAGTCAGTTACTGTTAGAATCAAATGAAAGTTTAATTTTTACAACACAATACAAGCAACAAATTAAACATAAGATAAATAGTTTAAATAAAGACTTGGAAGAAACAGTAAGAAATGAATTTAAAATAATATATAATACAGACCCAGAAACAACAACTAATATATTAAGAAGTATAGAAGAAATAGTTTCTAAACTGCAAACAAGTACATTAGATGAATTAGTATTTATAAATGCAGTAATAGACAAATACAAAGAAAACGCTGAATGGTTTAAAGAGTACGGACAAACAGAATTTTTAAAATTAGACTAATGAAATTAACATACACATCTTACGGAAAAACATCAACAATAGAAACAGAAAATGATGACATTGATATTGATGAATTAGGGCAAATGCTTTACAATTTATGTTTAACACAAACTTGGTCACCTGTAATATTAAAATCAATATTTAAAAAGGATGTTACAAATGGCTAAAAAGCAATCAGAAAAGTATTCTTCAAAGGAAACTGAAATAGAAGCAATGAGATTGTGCTGGAAGAATGATTTAGCTTATGTAATCCAACCAATACAAAACACAAAAATGTATCACGTAATTAAGTTTCAAATATCAGACAATTTAAAGATATATACTTTTGAAATAGATAAAACAAAAATAGAATTTACAGAATATGAAGCATCTAAAAAGGTTATGGAATTATACACACAACATTCTAAAAGATTTAGTAAATGAAAGATAGTATAGTAGAATCAGTAATAGAACAATTTAAACAACGTTCTAACGTAGGAATTAATAAATACGGTACAACTATGGATAGAAATGATTTAAGTACCTTAGAATGGATGATTCACTTCCGAGAGGAGTTAATGGATGGATTATTATATTTAGAGCGTGTAATCCAAGATAATAAAAAAGCAACATCTACTTCAACTTGGTACGATGAAAGTTTAGAACAAAGAATAAATATTATAGGACAAAACGGTAACGAAAGAACACATTATGACACGAAGTAAACAATCAGAATTACAAAGAATCCAACGTATAATGAAATTCAATTATAATAGAGGATTAAATTCAGAAAGGGTTAATGAAATATATAGAAAAATTATTAATTTAAAATTAAGCAATCAGAAATGATTGTTTTTTTTTATGTTAATTTTTAGTTAAAATGTTTTTTATAAACAAATAATGTTTACATTTGCTTATAACAATTTTAAAAACAAACAAAATGGACAAACTACAAATTTTATTTAAATTAGAAACCTGTATAGAGGTTATGAAAACAACAGACAATGTTTATGTACGTAAACAGTTAGAATTAATTGCTAATGCATTAGTAAAAGATTGGAATGAATCAGATGCTTATGCACAACAGATTAGAGAAATATTAAATTATGATGAAACAATGAGTAATTTAGATAATATAAGAATATGAATGAAGCTGCATACTTTACAATACAATCTAAAGTACAGGTATTAGATAGGGAATTGTTTAAATACCTCGGTGAACTAATGTCAGGACAAAGTTTAACATCTGATGAGCATTTAAAGATAATGATTGATAGCACAGAAAGAGAATTAGCAACATACGATTACATACTAAAACTAATAATAAACAATGGAAACAAAAATTAAAACATTCGACAACAAGATTTGGGATAAACAAGAACTAATAGACAATATGTATGATGATACATTCTATTACGGTTATCTTGGTAAACAAGCATTAAGTAGTTCAAGTCTTAAAATGGTACTATCAAGTCCTAAAACGTATAAGTACGTTACAAAATACGGACAAAGTGAAACACAACCTTTAAGAGATGGTAAACTATTCCATACAATGATTTTAGAACCACATAAGATAGATGAATTAACTATTGTAGATGTAGCAACTAAAGCAGGAAAAGCATACAAAGAAGCAAAAGCAGAAGGTAAACAAGTTTACACTACAAATGAAATTAAAGCAGCTGAACGTTTAGCTGATGCAATATTAAGAAACGATGAAGCAGTACACTATATGTCTAAAGCACAATTTGAAATACCTGAAATAGCAATGATAAACGGAATACCATTTAGAGCAAAAGCAGATATATTAAAAGATAATATGATTGTAGATTTAAAAACTACTACTGGTTTAAATGAATTTAGATATTCAGCAGATAAATACAGTTATGATTTACAAGCATATCTTTACAGGGAAATGTTTAATGTAGATGAGTTTGTTTTTGTATGTATTGATAAAGGAAGTTTAGACATTGGAATATTTGAATGTAGTGATGAATTTTACGATAAAGGCAAACGTAAACTTGAACAAGGTATAGATAATTATAAATACTTCTTTGGAGAAGATAGCGATGTGGATTTGAATCAATATGTATTAAGAGGAGTATTGTAATGGAAAATATAAAATTATATAAAGGTGATTGTTTAGAATTAATGAAATCAATTCCTGATAAAAGTATTGATGCTATAATTACAGACCCTCCTTATGGAACTACTGCTTGTAAATGGGATTCAGTTATACCTTTTGATTTAATGTGGGAACAACTTAATAGAATTATTAAACAAGACAAAGCTATTGTTTTATTTAGTAGTCAACCATTTACTTCGAATTTAGTTATGTCTAACGCTAAAATGTTTAAATATGAATGGATTTGGGAAAAAGATAATGGAACAAATTTTGCATCAGTAAAATATCAGCCATTTAGGGTTGTAGAAAATATATTAATATTTGGAAATTTTCCTATTACATATACACCTAAAGAAACAAAATGTTTTAATCCGCAAATGGAGATTGGAAAACCATATAGTTGCAAAAGTGGAAATCAAACTAATGATAGTGCAATAATAAGGCAAGGTTCTAGAGAAAATATTAGTGGATATATAACTCAAAATTCAGGTGAAAGATACCCTAGAAATATAATTAAATTTAATAGAGACAAAAACAAAGTTCATCCAACACAAAAACCAGTAGCATTAATTGAATACTTAATTAAAACCTATACAAATGAAAATGAAACTGTTTTAGATTTCACAATGGGTTCAGGAACTACAGGAGTAGCTTGTAAGAATTTAAATAGAAACTTTATAGGTATTGAAATGGATGATAAATATTTTGAAATAGCTAAAAAAAGAATTGAAAATCATATAATAACTAAAGAATTATTTTAAATGGAAATAACAGAAAGATTAAAAGAAATAATATTAAAAGAAACTGATATAGATGTTTCTAAAAATAGTAGAAAGCATAATATAATAGAAGCAAGAGCATTATATTTCTATTTGGTAAAACATTTTAAACCTAAAATGACATTACAAGAAATAGCTGAATCAGTAAATAAGAATCACGCTACTGTAATACATTCTTTAAATAACTATACAATGTATGAAAAGTTTAATAGAGATTTAAGAAGTTTAAGAAACATAATAGTAAATGAAATAGATGAAGAAAATGTATTAAACACAGAAGATAATGAAGAATTAAGATTAGAACTTAAAAAGAAAAACTTAAAAGTATCTGAATTAGAAATTCAATTAGAAGAAAGTAATTTAAGAATAAATAAACTTGAAAAAGCAGCATACGAATACAAAATAATAGAACAGCTAAATAACCTTCTTAATCAAACAAAAGATACAGAACATCACAATGTAATGATACTACGCTTACAAGCTATCTATGATATGAATATGAAAGTAATAGAACATAATAAAAACAATTAAGATGCCAGATATAACAATGTGTTCAGGAAACAACTGCGAACTATCTTCTATATGTTATAGATATAAAGCAGAACCAAGTAAGTTTAGACAATCATACTTTTGTAAGCCTCCTAATAAAGGATTAGAATGTGAATATTTCTGGGAATATAAAACTGATGAAGAATGAAATATATATTAGTATTATTAGCTTATGAGTTTATAAGGTCAAAGTTAATTTGGCTATGGTATTATTTAATTAAAAAAGGAACAGAATGAAACCAATACATAAATTTAATAATGGTAAAGGTGCTACACTATGCCATTGCTGTAGTAAGATTATAAACACAGGTTTTACTGATGCTTTATATTGTAATGAAATATGTGAATCAAAACACAATTTAAAATTAAATTTTACCGATAAAGAATATCGAGAACAAATTGATGAGCAATTTAAACAGATAAAAGAAAGAGCAAATAATTTAATGAGATTGAAAAATGGATTTAAAGATAAACAATAAACAAAAATGTTTATTTTTAATTTGAATAAACAAATTATTTCAAGATGGAAAATAAAAACAATTGGGGTGGTAAAAGAGAAAATGCAGGTAGAAGTACAAAAGCAGAAGAAGTAAAGTTAATAGAAAAACTTGGAGCATTAGAACCATTAGCATTTATGGCATTAGAAAAAGGATTAGAGAATGGTGATTTTAAATTCACACAATTATTCTATAACTACTATGCTGGTAAGCCAAGAGAAACAAAAGACATTACAGTAACAAACGAGCAACCTATCTTTAACATCAATTTTGATGACATTTAAGACACTATTATATGGAGTTTGTATTAACTACTGCAATTAAAAAGTTATTGCGTTTAAAGCAACGTATTAAAGTTATTAGAGGTGGAACATCAGCTGGTAAAACATTTGGTATTCTACCTTTGTTAATTGATAAAGCAATAAAAGAACCAAT